CCTTGCTGGAGTTTGGCATCACTCGACAACACTCGGTAGATGCTGTGCGTAGACGGCACCTCAATCACATCCCGGTACACCTTGCAGATACCAGCCAACGCGGGCGACTGCTGAACCTGCCACTTGGCTTCATCAAACACGACACGCGCCTGGCGTCGGTCACCGGCAGCTGAATAGACCTCGGCTCCATGCTCGCCCTCAATCAGGCCGTAGAGCGCAACTAGCGACCCGAGCAGCGACTTGCCGTTCTTGCGACCCAACCCGATGACGCTGCGCTTGTAACGCAACATGCCATCCGCTCGACGCTCATAGAGACTGTTCAACAAGTTCTCCTGCCACGGAGTTAGCAGCAGCGGGTTGCCAGAACGTATCCCTTTGGAGACATGCATGAACGATGAAGCAAAGTCACTGACTCGCCCACCATCCGTGACGTCATACTTCTTCGGCGTCGACCACCTTGGTGTTGCGACGGCGGAAGTTGTCAAGCTCATTAGCGACCCTTATCTCGGCGAGACCGAGACGAGCCCGGTCAGACGGTGTGAACCCAAGCAAGGATAGCCACGCTGTGATCTGAGCGTTGAGTTCCTGCTTCTGCTTGATAAGCGGATGAGTAACCAACTGCCCGTTCGCCGTCGCATAGAACCAGCGTGACACATCGCTACCCTGCCAATGCTCGATGAGCGACGTCTGCTCAATGGCTGCACAAAGTTTGGTGACAAGAGCCGAGTCATGTTTCTCCGATAGATGCCGACGGCCTGCATCCCAGAACATCGTCCAGTAAGCCTTGCCACACTCACCCAGGGTGGCTGGTGCTGGTGGCACATCGGTGAGGTTGATGGTCGCCAGGGCGAACTCAGGCACCGGCATCGCAGCCAAACCGTTCCGAATGCGTGCACCAGACCTTCGCTTCTTCTCAATCGGTTGGGCCTTGCGGCCGCCGCCTGTTCCAGTTCGCGGTCGTGGCACGCACCGAGCCTAGGCGGTCGTGCGCAAACGACCACACGCTTGTTCGCCAACGGCATGGGTCAGTTTCGGCTTCGGGCGTCCAACTTTTTGCCACCCCGGGTTGATGCCGGGGCGGGGTCAGGTGCCTGTCATGAACCGCCGACGGATGTTGCATGAGCGGTGAGCCGGGGCACGTGGTGAATCTGCGACGCCTGGGTAGATGTGGTCGGCTTGCCACGGGTCACCCTCCCTGGCTGCCTCGCCACACAGCCAGCAATGGGTCGCTGATTCGCGTACCGCTTTGGCTCGTGCTTGATAGTCGCCCTTGTAGTGATCGCGCTTGTGGGTTCGGTGTGCGTCGGTCAAGGCTTGCCGTTTGGATTGGCAGCTGGTGCAGCGCACTGGTTCGGTGGTGAGTTGGCGGCAGGTGAGGCAAGGGCGGCGAATGGGCATGGGTTGAGAATAGAGGGTGGCTCTACCCTGATTTTGGAGACAGGACACGGGTGTGACTACGTCACACACCTGTGTCCCCATGTCTGGCAAAGGTTTGAGGGAGTGTGTCCCCGAGCCATGTCCCCGTGTTGGGGTTAGTTGAGTGGGTCGCGGAGTCGGTTTTGGGCGATGGCCCGTAGTGCTGGTGACCACTTCTGGTTCTTGGCAGCGACGCCTCGTGCTCTGGCTTCTTCTCGGAACTTGTTGGTGTCTTCTTGCACCATGCCAGGTTTGAGTTCAGGGAAGGCTTGCAGGATTTGTCTGGCGAGGTTGTAGATGGGTTCGGTGAAGGTCTCAAGGGTTTCTTTGAGCCGGATGGGGTTGTGGTCTTCTTCTAGTTGTTCTTCTATGAGTTCTACTTCGGTGGGTGCCCAGCCGATGCGTGAGAAGACTCGGGTGAGTTTGATGGTGTGGCCGTCTCGTTGGAGGTGGTAGACGATGTCGACGTCGTCGTTCTTGGCTGATGAGCCTCGTTGGCCTTGGGTTTTGCCTTTGTCTTTGCCTGCGTGGTCGGTGCGTAGGAGTGCGATGCCTGCGCCTTTGAGGGCGAGTCCTGTTGTCCTGGCGAACTCGCGGTAGGTGTCTGCTGAGTTCTCTTCGCCTTCTACGGCCCGCCCGGTGGTGTCGATGACTACGACTTGGGCTTGTGTGAGCTCTACGAGTTTCATGACGGCTGCTGCGCCTTCGTAGGTGTTGAGCGGTGGTAGGGATGGGATGAGGGCGTAGTGGAGGTGGGTGAGGTCGTCTTCTCGTGTGTAGCCAAGGTTGTCTAGGCGTTCCATCAGATCGGCTGCGGTCATCTCGTAGTCGAGGTAGAGCACGTGGACTTTGTCTTGTGCTGGGCGTCCGAAGATGGGTTTGCCTGTGGCGAGTGCTGCTGTGCAGGCGAGGGCTATGTACGACTTGCCTTCTTTGCTGACGGCGAACAGTGCGGTTTGTCTGCCGCGTGCGATGAGTGGGTAGGCAATCCAGTCTTCTGCTTTGTGGTCTTGGTTCCAGAACTCTTGCCAGTTGACGAGTTGGGATAAGAGTTCGTCGGGTGTGCTGGTGGTGATGGTTGGGTTGAGGTTCATGTATTGGGCTGCTGCTTGTTTCCATGAGCCTTGGTGGTGTCGTTGGGCGTGGTAGCCGAAGCGTGAGTATCCGCCTTCGGGTACGGGTGCGTTGCTGCTGAAGACGATGAGTGCGTCGTTGCCGTTGTGGTTGAGGCTGGCGGAGATGCCTGTGGTTTTGCCTGGTCGTCTCCAGTATTCGGTTCCGTCTGTGCCTTGGTAGACGTAGGTCCATCCGTCTTGGGTGAGGATGGTTTGCCAGTTGGTGTTGTTGTTGTAGCGGGCTGAGGGTGAGTTGGGGTCGGTGAGGAAGATGTCGCCGTCTGCTGGTCTTGTTCGGTCTATTTTTGGTTCGGCGGTGAGGCGTTTGATGAGCCAGTCGGGTGCGTCGGCTGGGAGAATGTCGGTGATGCCGAAGCCTTCTTCGAAGGTGTAGGGCTTGCCTATCGGGTGGAGTGTGGGTGGGGCGAGGACTTGGCCGCCGTCGCCTCGGATGTCGAGTCCTGGGCCGAGGCGTTTGCCTGCGTCGTTGCGGATGGCGATGGGTGTGGTGAAGTAGAGGTGGCGTCCGCCGGTTGGGGTGAGGACGGTGACGGTGTCGGGGAGTTTGCCGTGTTCAGCTTCTAGGTCGGCGAGTGTGTCTGATCCTGATTGTTGTGGGTCGTGTTCGTCTATGTCAAGTACGAACACTTGGCGTGCGCCTGCTCGCCCGGTGCAGATGCCGACGCCCCAGTCTTTGTAGGTGGTGGTGAACCATTGTTTGACGGTGTCGGTGTTGCTGGTGGCAATCGTTTGCCATGCTTCGATACCTGCAGGGTATTTTTCTCCTGGCGCAATCGGTATGACTCGTATGCCTCGTGATGCGTACAGCAGCGCGTTCTCTAACACTGTCATTGGCGGGTCTCCCTGGTTAGTAGATGTTTAGGTTAGTGCGTTAGACACGGCGGCCACGAATGTGATGGAGCCAGGCAACGAACACTGGTTCAGGTAGGAACCCTTTGGTGTCCCAGTTGCCGTACACGCCTTCGGCGATGGGGTTCAGTGGGATGATGCGGAACTCGGCTGGTGTGTCAACGGTTGCTTCTTTCCAGAGTGTGCCGTCGTCGGTCTCGTACTTGTATTGGACGCAGAACGCGGGCAGACCGGCACGATCAGCCAGGTCAATCAGGGCGAGCATGTTGGCTGAGTCGGTCATGATGTTGCCGTTGTAGTGGCGGTACTCGATGAGGGCTACGGCTTTGCGGTTGTCGTACTCACATAGCAAGAAGTCGATGTCTACTGCGGGGACGTTGTAGCCCCAGGTTCGATGCTTGAGGCTGATGATTTCATCTCGGCGGTTGTGGCGTTCATTGCTGCTCATTGGTGGTCTCCTGTGGTTGTTGGTATTCGGGTAAGTCGAACCAGTTGGTCCAGATTTGTGATGGGTGTTTGCCTAGTTTGATTGCAAGTTTGTCTGCGGTGTATGGGTCAAGGTTGGTGGTGCCTTTGCGCCATTGTTGGACGCGGGTGCGGCTGACGCCGAGGACTGCACCAATGTTGGATGCCCATTCGCCCTCCCCGAATGATTCGAGGAGGGCGGCTGCTGGGAAGCACCATCGGTTGGTGAGTTTTTTGCGGGTCACCAGTCGCGGCTCATTGCTTCTGATTCGTAGATGTCGTCGCCCCACAGCTCACGGAAGAACTGTTCCACGGTTTGTTGTGGTTGTGCGTGAATCTTTTGGATGGGGATGGACACCGTCTTGTACTGCCGGGTGGCTTGCACGGTGGTGATGTCCAACGGATCGATGTTCGTTTCTTCTATGAACATCTGTTCCGCTTGGTCAACTTGGCTGCCGGACACGGTGAGGATGATGTCGCCTGGTGTGTTGTCATCGAAGACAACTTTGGTGACACCGAGCAAGCCTTGGGCGTGCAGGATGTAGATGTCGCGCTTCATTGGTCGTCCTCTTCTTTCTTCGGCTCGATGGCGAAGTCTTCGCAGTTGAGCATGCGCCAACCTTGCATCTTGCGTTCATCCATTCGTCGGCTGAACTTCTTGGATTTGAATGTCGGTGGCTTGATGCCTTTCTTGCCACGGGCTGTGGCATAGTCCTGCATCGCCCACCAAACATTGTCGAATCCACCTTGCACGAGGGCGTCGTACAAAGCGTCAGCGAGTTGGGTTTCCGCAATGAGTCGTCGCTGCAACTCCTGGGTTTTCTGTCTTTCAAGTGGCGTCATTGACGACCTCCTGTAATCACATGCGGCGGGCATGTCCGTGCTGGCCTCGGCAGGTCAGCGGCAACAAGGTAACACAGTTTTTGGTCTCCGGGCGGTACGCCCGAGATTTATTTTTGCATCTCTGCTGGCGGGTTGTGCCGGGTGCAGGTCGGTGGGCTGGTGGGTGTGATGTAAAGAGTTATTTTATTTTCACATCGAGCGCAACGCCAGGTCACTCTTCTTCTTCGGCTTCTCTGTCCATCCATGCTTTGGCGATCTTGGCTTTCTGGATGTGGCTGACGGCTTCGCATAGTCCGATGGTTTCTGCTGCCGACTGGTCTTCCAAGCATTGTATGTAGAACGACTGGTCAGCGTCAGCATCCTCGACTACGGCGATGAGCACGTATTTGATGCACCAGCCTTCGCCGATGTCGTTCAAGTATTTCTCGACTGCGTCAGTCCTCTTGGTC